ATGGTAGTGACCCCGTCAGCATCAATGTGTCAGCATGTAGCTCTCTGACGGGGTCACTACCATGACCACCATAAGGTGATATAATTGCAGATACGTTAGCATTTGCTCCGTTACCCGTAATTACGACATTAGCATAGTTATAACCAGAACCTGGGGATGTAACAGAAATATAACTAATGGTATTATTTACCAGAACTGGTTGACCAACAAAGCCATCCCCGTCTCCAGTAATTACTACGTTAGCATATGTGTAGCCAGAGCCAACATTACTTACTCGAAATGCATGTATACCACCCCTTATTGCAGACAGTTCAACGATTGTTTGTAAGGTATCTAAATCATCAATAGAAAGATTGGCGTGTGCTGTAGCCCCTGTACCAGTTGCGCTTGCAAAAGAAATATCCAAGCTAGTATACCCAATACCTCTTTCTTCAATAATTATATCTTCTATTTGACCGGCAGCGTTAATAAACGGTGTTGCCACAAATCCTGTACCATCACCAATAGTAGAAATAGTTGTTTGAATGTTAGAGTCATAACCTGTACCTTCATCTTCAATAAGAACTGAATGAATAGCACCGTTACGTAATACAGGAGTTAAAACAGCAGAGGTAGCGTAAAAGAGATTTGCAGATGCGTTAGATGTTGGTTGAGTATTACCAGTAGTAGATATTGTTATTGTTGTATTTGCAATAACGTTGGTATTATACCCCGTACCTTTATTTGTAATAACGATATCAACAAGAGAGTTACTACTGAATATTAAGTTTGCAAATGCATTAGCAGTAGGTTGAATATTACCGGTAGTTACTATAGTTGCGGTTGTATTAGCAACAGCGGCCGCCGTATACCCTGTACCAGGGTTATAGATTCTAACATTGCTTATATTTTTAAGAAGACTGGTACCGGTACCAGAAGCATCTGTGATGTTAATGGTTGCAGTTTTATAGTTTGCGCCAACATTATTAATAATAACATCAATAAATTCACCAGAGGTATTAAATACAGGTGTTAAATTTGCAATTGAATTACCCGTCAGGCCTAAAAACTGGCCTTGTACAGAAAGAGTCACAGCTGAATTACCAATGTAACCAGACCCCGGTGTATCAATAGTAATACTGCTAACTTCACCTTTTGAATAATATGCATTTGTAACCGCTCTTTGAACCGGCATAAAGTCTACAGTTAAGAAGCGATTTTGAGATGAAAGAGGAATTGTATAAAGGTACTTCCAAATATAACCATCAGATGTAGTAACAGTAGTTATGTCTTGACCAGAAGGTTCTTCAGTAGATGCTGCACCATTGTTATTAAAGATACATTTATAAACACCGAAAGAGGTGGTCAATACATAAAAGTTTGCGGCTTTAAGACTTGTAGCCCCGCTTGTTGAGGTAAAACTTGTACTATAATTACCATCGTACTGATCGTATACAGTTCCTGTTGCCCAGTTTACTCTAGGAATTACATATGAAATATCTCTAAAATTTATCTTCTTTACACTTAAGATACCATTACGAGTATAACGTTCATAATCACTCGTAGCTTCTGGTGAAGCCGGATTTTGAGGATCAGGCCAATCTAATACATTACCTATAAAGTAATAGTAATTAGATCGGCGAGATAAAATTTCGTTATACACCGTCTCCACCAATGAATGGTGGATGGTGTCTTTTAAGAGAAAAGCCATATTAAGCTACAGTAACGTTCCAGGTAATAATAACAGTGTCACTAGCAGTTTTAGTTACTACACCAAAAGCAGTACGGCAAAGCATATTTCCGCTAGACGAAGCGTTTAAAATGCCGGCTTCTGTAAGAGAACCTGTACCGGTACCAGCTGGAAATGTTGCAACATACGTAATGGTGTTTGCAGCACGTGTAGTGGAGTCGAGTACGACTCGGCCTAATTCAGTACCAAGTGCAGTTTGAGAAGTAGCCGCTGCTGTATTGGAAGAGCCAACTGCCATGTGACTCATAATTGCAGTTGTGTTACCAACCATTCTAGATGCAATTGTGTCTTTACCAACCGCAACAACTAGGTTATTAATTTTACGATAGTCTTTTTGTTTACCGGTCTCGTCTAAAAGAATAACTTCAAGGTTACCTTTGACATTTATCGATTCTGTGAACATGTTTTATTCCTCTAAGAAGTTCTGTGTTATATTTATACAAGCTATCATGTATGTTAACTAAATGTAATTGCTGTTGCCAAGGTGTTAGCAGTATATTGCTCTAAGAAATACCCTGTAATATTCGTTTGGTCTGTATAATCTGGTGGACCATTTTCAGTAGTATCTATAGCATCAAAACTATCTGCTAATACTAATCCGATACTAAAGCTATTATTATCACTGAATGTTGTTGTATCATCAACACTCTTTTGAACTGTAATAGTGATTACATCTGATAATGTAAATTCATCAGTTAAAGGTTTTGTTAACCGATAATCAGTAATTTCTGCTGATGTAATTACATTATCATTATCTGCTAATTTTCTTATTAGCTTAGATGCAGTATCTAGTGTTGTAAATACACTGTTCAGTTCAGAATTAACATTCTTTCTGCTTTGAATACTGATGATTCCTGATATATCAGCAGTTGCAGATAATACTCGATCAACAAATAAATTAGTACCTGCCTGGTGTATAAGTTTTTTAACTATATCGTAGAATACACTAATATCTAATTCAGATACAATTTGATATGCAAACGGTTGATAAAGTTCATCATCTTGAAGTCTATTATCAGATTCGGATAAAAAGCCTTGAGTTGAAGTATACTCACCAGGGTATCTAGCAATTGCTCCAGTACCAAATGACAGAACAGCATCGTTAGGGTTTTCTGTACCTGTTGTAGTAACCGAGGTTAATAGCTGTGATGTTATATTCTGAGCTACAAGATCATCACCAGTAAAGTCATAAGGGGTTATATAATCTGTATCAAAATACCTATCTGCACTTAAGATAGTATGAGGTCTTAAGATGGTAATAGTTTCAGAAAAACCACCACCTTTTGTAGCTAGATATTTGGTTCGGGCCGAAACACCACCAGAATTTGAGAGATTAATAGAAATAGTCTCAGTAAACCCAAACCCATAACTTAATATTTTTAGTCTTTCAATTGCACCAGTACTACTGACCTTAGTAATTCTAACAAGAGTATTTAAGCCACCAGCAATAGAAAGTGTAAAGACTTGACCGGCTTTAAAGTTACTACCACCGGATATAATTCTTGTCGTTGTTAATGTAGGTTGTAATGTACCTGTGAATATAACACCAGTGGTGTTACTTATTGATATGGTATCGTTTACACCGAACGGTACAGGATACGGCGCATGAAAAAAGATCTCAAACAAATTTGTATCAAGAGTTTTTACTCTTATTACTTCAGCTGTATACTTAACGCGATCTTTTGTAAAAGTAATAAAGCGATCTTTAATATCAGCTGCACTACCGGATGTTTTAAGCACGCGAAGCGAATTTCGTTGATTCCATTTACCATTAGAAGGTCTTAATACGGAGTCGTAAGGGTATCTGGTTAAAGCAGCTGTATCATATAATATTCTAAATAACGTCTCAATGGATAATGTTCCACCCTTAGCGGCGTATAGACCTTTAATTCTTTTTATTAATAGCCCTTTATCAACCAGTAAGCTTTGAGGAAGGTCTTTAGCGTAGTTATTTAAAAAATAATTTACAAATGAATCTGCAGTCTTATCAATGTCGCTGTACTGTCTTGCATTTTGTACTAGCTCTAATGCGTTTTGATCTTGCTCTAAAAATTGATAGTAGTATTCTAGAAAAGCAACAAACGTAGTATAGTCAGACCTGATAAATTCAGGTAACTGGCTATTAACCAGTTGCGATACTTTTTCTTTAATTCGTGTTGTTGCCATATTATACTAATGCAGTAACATTTACAATTGTACCGGCTATTAATCCACCGGTTCTAGTTGTTGTCGTATCGTCTTGGATTAATATTTCGTTACGGGATACCGATAGATTATAACTTGCCTCTTGGATGCTACCTGTAATTCTAATATCGGTTGTACCTGCAGGCAGACCTGTTGGTGTAATACTCGCTATACTTACAATACCCGTTCCGTAACTTACAGTACCAATGCTTGACAATAAAATAGCATCAGTTGTAGCATTAACAACTCGCAATGTACCGGTACCTGTATCACTCGAAGGAGTTGTGTCTGGTAGATCGGTTATTTTTACTAATGTTGTAACACCGTTTATAGTTATAAAGAAGTAGCTCGAGGATAACGTACCTGGTTTAATAGCATTTCTAAACTTAATTGATGTATCACCGCTAAAGACATTAACTGTGTTTAGGGTTGGTAATACTCTTCTTTGTAGCTTTACAGTTAACAATGCACTTGTAATAGAATTGTTTTTAGCTAAAATAGCATTAATTAACGTTGAATGAATATAATTTTTATTAAACTTCTGTAAACTCGTAGAAAAATAAGTTGAAATAGCATCATTAACTTGAACTTTAATTTGTTCCGACGATAGAGTAGTAGCTGAAGAGTTATAAATTACATCTGCACTTATACCCACATGGAAGAAAACTGGATCAACAAATACAGGTGTGGTTGTTAGAGCTTGTTTGGATTTTAAAATATTAGTAGCAATAGCCTCTTTTGTTGCATCAGAAATAGTAAACCCTGAAAACGGTTTGAGAGAAATTATTACTCTACCATAAAACGGAGGATCATTATCCTCACCACCCCATACCGATACAGATTCAGCTCCTGCATAATTAGATAAGATTAAAGACTCATAGTCAGCAGCTGTAACTGCTCTATTTTTAGATGCATTAACCCTTGGTGCATTAAATTTAATCGATGTGATACTTTCAGCATCTGCCCCACCGGTTGAATTACTGTTAACGGTAACAGCAATATTACTTGTACCACCAATTGTAGTACCGGCTGTAAATGATTGTGATACTGTACTTGATACATTAACAGCCGAACCTGTAGCTATCATGTATTGAATTGTAACGATGTTACCAGCCGTTAGACTCTTACCTATAATCCCATCACCAAAATATATTTGATAATTACCTTGCGGGTTCTGTTCTAGAAAATACACCTTTGATGTAGTATCTAGTCCAGTTATATCAGTAGTCAAAGTATACGTTGTTGTAGTAGTATCTGATGATGATGTCTGAACGCTTACCAACATTGTTGTAGTATCAACAGCTGGATTTGGTATTTCATATTTACTATTAGGTGTTGTATCTGATACAACGTAGCTATAGCTTAACAATGTACCTTCGGTTACATCAACGTCTGAAAAAGTATATGTTGTGCCGACTCTTAAAGCAGTCTTTGCTTCGGTAGTTAAGAATGTATACGGAACCCCTTCAACCGTAGACGTGAAAGGGGTATAGCGATCCATAGTGAGAGCTGCAGGGAGGTTGGTTGGATTGGTCACAACAATATCTAAATTTGCAACAGAACCTCTTGATGACACAGGTGTATAACCTAAATGCTTAGCAATAGATACAGCAGATGATCTTTTAACTGCCGAGTCTAAAAACATTTCATTAACTACCATATTTGCTAGATAAGCATTATAGTGGGTGTTATAAGCTAGGACGTCTAATAGAGTAGAAAGACCTGAACCCTCAAAATCATAGTCTGTAAATTCAGACTGAGCCTGCAAGAATGTTTTTAGGTTAGTCTTGATCTGATCAAAATCAAGTTCTGAGATTCTTAAGTTAGACATTATCTTACTCTTGTTATTAGTGTTGTTAAAGTAATGGGTCTATCAGAGTTATTAAGTCTAAAAATTATATCGCAAACAATTTCATTATTATCTGCTTTCTCTCTTATTTTAACTTCCAGTACCGTTACTCTTGGCTCAAACTTATTAATTGTATCAAAAATAGTCTTCTTCATAACCTGTGCTGTCACAGGATTAAAGTTTTCAAACAAAAGACCATGTATCTGGCAGCCAATCTCAGGATGGAAGGGACGCTCGTAATGTCTCGTAGAAATTAAGTTTCTAAGAGATTGCTTGACAGCTTCCTCATCATTCTTTTTTGCAACATCACCAGTTACGGGATGTGAAGAGAAAAGAAGATTAAAATCTGAATATTGTCTGGTATTTCGTGTAGCCATGTTTATATTTATGCTATTTTTTTAACCTGCAAATACAGTTGGTGAACCTTGAGTTATAAGATTATCTGAATATTGATCACCTATTCTACCTATTCCTTTATTACCAGCAAATACTTTTGATGAATATGAACTTAGTGTTGATGTATCAGGTATGCAACCGGACTTAGGATGCGGAGCAACCGTGTTGCCTTGAACTACAATTAAAATACCGTTTGCATATACCTCATTGGAATTAACCTGTCCTACAGATGTCTTCAAAGGCATGCGACATTTAAATCCTGATCCATCTGGAGATAGCACCGAATCACCTTGTCTGCTAACTGCTGGCATTAGATCCCCTGGCTAACTAATGTTTGAACATTGGTAACAGCTGTTTGGTACCGCCAAACAATCCATTGTCCAACGTTTGCTTGTAATGTTACGTTTCCTGTTTCGCCAGGACCTGTAACACTGAATGTGTATTGATTATTTTGAGTTACAGGGTTCGGCATTTCATAACGAACTAACGCTTTAAAATCTTCTGTAGTATCAGGTTCTAAAGTTTTTAGGGTACCGTCGTTGAATACGAATTGATAAAACTCACCATCAAAGGTACTTGAATATGTTCCAGAAAGCCTGACTACATTACCAAGATATGTAACATTTATACCTTTAGCAGCAAAGTCATATAAAGAGGTTACCGAAGTTGCAGGAGCCGAAACATTACCCTCTGGCATTATCGGGTATACAATATTAAACCCTACATCAATTGAGATGGTTTGGCCACCGTATATCGTCGGTAGGTATAGATTAGGTGCAGCTGATTCACCATCATTAGTTAAAACGGCTGCCGGGTCAGGGCTAACTGTAACAAAGCCAGTAGCATTTGATGTATTTATTGTTACGATTTCATTAGCCATTATGCCAACTGAGTCAGACCCTGAGAGTGGGTTTTATGGTTAAAGAATGTTAATACTTGACTTCTATTCTTAACAGAATAAGATACGTGAATCCAAGGGTTATTAGTATAGTTACAATACTCTAAAATTAACTGATCGTACTTAAGTACCTTAGCTAACTTTACTGCAATCTCGTAGTATTCTTTTTTAGTAATACCTTTAAACTGCATATCAACTCCTTGACCAAGAGGATGTTGAGACGTCTTGGCATTAGAGGCATTACCAGGATCTCTAAATGCAGATGTTACAAACATATTGGGGTAAATCTTTTTAACTGGTTCTAATATATTAAGAGCAACTGCTTGAAGATTAAAAACAATTTCACCGTAAGTTGCTCCTGCATGACCACGAATTGGTGCCCGAGAAACAGCAGCTTTACTTGATAGCATCTCAACAGTAAAGTTAGGAGATAGATTATAATTACCTGGAAGCTGAGTTACGGACTTTAATTTGGGATCTGGTTCAACAAAATTACCTTGCTCAGATTGTACTGATGTATTATCTGTAGCTGTCGGGGTTTCATTTAAGTCTGCTGCATTAGCAAAACCCTCACTTATAATTAAATTCTTTTGGGTATTGAAATCATCAGGGGTTTGAGTCTCTTCTTCTAATTCAATGGATCTACTATCAGCAAGGGAAAGTACTGAAGGATCATCTTTATCGTTACTAGAAATATCTTTACGACCTGACATAATACCAATATTAGAAATACCTGCTAATACTGCTGCTTCACTAGGTTCAGCAACTTCTGCATCTACTGAGTTACCGGAATTTAAATGTACGGCGCTACCATCGGCACTAAATTCTCCACCAGCTTGATTACTAATTACGTCGCCTGCCTGATTTTTTAAAGCTCCACCCGCGTTGATATTAATATCAGTATCAGACTCTACAAAGATACTTTCGTTAGACTTGATATGAATATTATCTGCTTGGTTATAATTCGTAGTAGCATTTTGAAATACATCTACAGAATCAATATGTACGTTTGCATTTGCTGACATATGTACACTGTAAGTAGAATGAAGATTAAGCGCTACATTAGAACTTAAATTCATTTGGTTATAAGCCTGTATATTTACATTGCTACTTGTAATATTAACTTCTTCAGTTGCAGAGAGGTTTAAAGTACCTCCCGCCATAGCTGTAATATCATTATGACATGTTAGGTTTACATCTCCTTCGACTTCGATATTTGCATCATTACCAACAAAGATATTACAAGCACCGTTAACAGAAATGTCTGCACGGCCTGCGATAGATATTTTTCCATTTCGATCAATAATTTCATAAGATGAGCCTTTCGTTCTTTTTACCATGGAACCGTTTGCATCAATTTCTACATATGTACCGGATCTATGGTATATGTGAATTCGTTCGGATCCTGGGGTATCGTCAACTTCAATAATATGCCCGGATTCAGTCTGAGTTACTTTATTATAGGGATAAGCTCCACGGAAAGCTGATTCAGGTTCGTCCCAGGCCTCTCCACCTGGTAACTTGGCACCTTTCATTCGGTTGTTATTTTTCTCTTGAACGATCGTACCTCTAACATCACCCTGCGCTAGTTTATTGGTCTCAGAAATCCCGGCATATTCTTTTGTAGGATAATTAGCATTAGGGTCTGTAAACCCCTTATCTAATACTTCTAGCTTTTCAGCATTCGTTGTTGAATTTATATCAAAGCTCTTAGCTTCTGAAAGCGCGCTATTAGCGGCACTCGATACAAATACCTCATCTGTTTTAGCTAATGCCTCTTCAGGGGATAACGAGCTGTAAAATGACTCAATACTGTTAGAAGTTATTTTAGGTAATTGACCTTTATTGAAAATAGAATCAGTAAAGCTATTAACAGCAGTAGAGATTGTTTTACCAACAGTCGGAGTAATACCTTGTATCAGGCTTGCAGCTAAATTATCAAAATTAATAATACCTAATTTATCAGTAGGTAATGAGAGTCTTAATTGAGACTGTAGTTTAGATACAATCTTATCCGTTGTTTGTAGTAGTAATTGCTGTTGAATAATACCATCAATGTTATTACTAATTTGAGCTGGACCGTTATTACTGTTAGTAATGTTAACAGGGTTAACTGACCCAATAATATTTTTAGGTATATCAGTAAGTTGTTTGTTTGAGCTCAAGGTAACTTGCTTAACAATATCAACAGCCCCAACCTCGGCTACTCTTGATATTATAGCTCTTAGAACAGGGCTAGGGATGTTAAGGTTAAGAGCAATAATCTTGTTAAAGATATTGTTCTCAAGTACCCCTTGAATTTGTTTTGTAATTAATGGATCCATTATTTAATTAAACTCAGTAAGGCTTGTTTCTCGGATTGGTAGCGTGATTTAACCCCAGCTCTAATAGAGTCTGAGCTGGATTTAAATAACGAATCTACATTGTTAATTTTCCATTCACTGACTAAGGTAACAATATCTTTATCTGTTAAGGTACTCTTACCTCTTAAGGCTTCAGTAAATGCTCTTGTATTTGCTGGACCAAACTGTACAGCACCCGACCAAACTAAATCTTGAACAGCTGGACCATATTTTACCATATCTAAGCCCTGACGTTGTAAGTTAGCTATCGCAACGTCATAATACTTTTTCTGAATGTAATCGTGTTGTTCTTTTTTAAACGCATCTTTAAAAGTACTTGCAATCTCTGTCCACTTAGCATCAAAGGCGGCTGTGGCGGGCTCTAAACCTGCAAATTTATCTTTAAACTTAGAGGTATTTAAAAACTGTATTACGGGTGAATTTTTAGCTGAAGGTCTTGATTTACCGGTAGTCATTACAGCAGGAAGGAAAGAGGCTAACTGATAGGTACCATAAGATGCCCCTCCAAGGTCACCCCCGGCAGCACTACTGTATGCATTAATGGTACCAGCTCCCTTACCTCCTGATTCATACTTTTCAGATGTCTGACCTAGCTCCCATCCCTCCACAGAAGGAGTACCTGCACGAACTGGTTCACCTTGGCCGTCTACTACTGGATTACCAGAGCTATCTTTAAGAACTCCGTCGTTAGGATTAGTTACAGATGGTGTTTCTTCTTGTACAGAGAACGCTTTCTTAGCCGCTTTAGTTGCAATGGTTCCAAAGATAGCAGGTTGCTGCATATCTTCACCGTCAAGGAAGAATCCAATAACCCAGGTACCTTCAACAGGCCCTAGCGGTGAGGAGCCAATACCGGAAATTGCAGCCGAGGTAATTGGCTGTATAGGTGTAGCCCACGGTAGGTCTTTAGTTGGTAGTATTAACTTACTATCAGTATGATAGCCGTAAATACGTACCCTGCACCTACCCATTTTTTCTGGATCCATACGATCCTCTACAACTCCAATCCACCAATTAAAGCCATCTTTGTTAAAAATTCTCTGCATAATTAAGCCTTATAGGTACTTTCTTTATCAACGTATAACGAATCTTTAATTACTTCCATTGTCATAGTATGCTCATGTTTATTTACTTTATGATGAATAGCTGTAATAATATAAAAACCTGAATATAATTTATCTTGAGCAGACGAGGCCGTATCTGTTTCATCTTTTGCGCCCATGGATGGGTATTCAAAATATATTATCCTACCAACCTCTGCATCTGTTCTACCAGGTACAGTCATATTCATTTTAATATTAGTTAATTCTAACATACTAGATAAACGATTACCGTATATTTCACCCATCTTTTCACTGATGTTATCGGGGTAATCATTAAATAGTTTTGGATTCTTTGGATAAAAACTTATGTTAGTTGCAAAGTTTCTAAACGTATCTTTATTAAATACAGGTTTAGCTTCTTCACCCTTACCAGATGAATGAAATTGTTTTTCATAATTTAATACATGATCATAGTCAATAAGTTCATATTCTTTATTAAACACGTCTAGATATACTAACCGGTTACCTAAGTATCCATTGGTGTAGTTTTTAATGTAGTCGGTTGATTCTACCATTTCTACATCTTTAGCTAAGAACATCTCTCTATTTACATTTTGAGAAGCTTTATCTTCGCGTACATTAGATGCAGAAATTAAGTATCTACCCAGGTAGTTTTTGTTTTCATGTGCATCTCTAAACAAATTCTCTAATGTACCGAAGTAAAAGTTCTTACTTGACTCAAAAAATATAAAGTTTTTAGCAACGCCATCTTTAGGTATAGCTTTAGAGGCTAGCCAATTTATACATTTGAGTGGAGACCAACCAGGTGATATAAATTTTATTTTATTTGATGCTTCATTAATAACAATTAATTCTGTTGGCTTAGGGTCTTCTTTAATTTCATTATTTGTTTCTGATACATTAAAATTACGAGAAGTAGCTAGGAAGTCAGAAAAGATTCTACCGGCAATATCAGTTACTGTACCTTCAAATGGCGCGAACAATGGTAGCGAGACGTCGTAAAAAAACTCTACAGAAATAAAATGTAAGACAAAGTTTTGGGTATTACTATCTCTTACAATTGTTCTATCAGATAATTTAAATACTCTAAATGTCTTTTCAATAATTTCTGAATCTGGGAATGTAGGTGTTCTTAGTTTAACGTTAAGAAACTCTTCTCCATGAATATTATATTTGTCAATTAAATTTCTACTATCTGTTAATACTAAGTTACCATGGAGATAGTTTTTAAACAAGTCTTCATATAAATTCAACTCAACAACAAATTCAGATAAGTCAATTACCTCATCACTAGAATTAATAAGTTTAAGTTGCTCAATTCGCACTTCACCAGCACGTTGAAGACCTTGTTCACCAATCATTATTCACCTAGCTTCTTCTTAAAGTCATTTACAACTGCATCTACATAAGATGCTTTCAATATTTTAATTCTACGCTTTGATTCATTAATTTCGTCTTCAAAAGTAAAATTGGTAACGGGGGTTCCAGACAGGATTATAGTACTGGTAATATTAGCTCTGTTACTAGTATTAGAAGATTTTAAAATTTGATCTCCAGTTTTAAACCCACCCGTTGTAATAGTTATTCTAACATTAGAGCTACTAATTTTCTGGGTAATATAACCAATCCCATTATTGGTGTTGTTAATAATAGCATCATTAACACTAAAATTAGTAAAAGCATTTGAAGATAAAATATATGCATTACCATTGGTATAATTACCATTGGAATCTTCAAAATGGTGTACAGCGTTTACATCAGCATATTTACTACCAACATACCTATTGAGATTGTTGGTATCTAAAGGCCAGTCAAATCTTGGATCAATAATTTCATTGTAGTGTAGTACTAACCAATGGAGTTCAGAATTCTTATAAAACTTATCAGCTACAAGCTCGGGTGTCTCGCCGTCTTTAATATCGTATTCATCATAAAGACCTAAATTATTTTTTACTTCATCAGACAATGCAACCCGGTTTGTAATATTTGTTACTACTTGAACCGTTGTAGTATTATCTAATGAATAGTAAGTATAGGGGAAGCTTTTAAAATACATTAATAACCATCCTGTATCATGTTCTTAGTAAGAATTTCTAGTTCACGGAATGTAAGAGACATGTTTATTTCAGTCGGTGAACCATCCCTAAATGATGAGAATTGCTCACCACCGTAGCTTACATCCATATTTTCTAATACACAGGTTGCAAATTTATGGAAGTATCCATTTTCTTCACTACCAAAATAATATGATATGTTAAACTCAGATGGGTAAATAAAGAATAGCTTACCTGATGACATCTCCGGATGCATATGAAATTTAAAGGTGTTTATAATATTATAAACGTCATCAGATTCTTTTTTATTTTTAGGAAAAAATTTGTACTTAAAAGCAAAAGATCTAAAATCTACTGATTCAAAAACTGTCTCTTTAAATGGGTTAAGCGCTGTACCTGAAGAAGCACTAAGTGCAGCCCCGACATCTGCAGCTCCGAACGCACCAGGTAGTTTAGCAAGTGATGCACCTAAGGCAGCACCTGTTTCACCGACACCCTTCATAGCGCCTTGACCATCAAATACACTACCGCTTAACACACCTAATAATGTTCCTAGTTCTTTATTAGCGTAATTCATACTGTATTTAACAGTTGGAGGACCATCCACGTAAAGTGCAATTGCGTCTGAAATTCTGTATGTAGTATCTTTCTTTAATATATCGGAAGTAGCCATGGTAGCACCTACAGCAACACCAGATACACCCCCAGCAACCTTTGATACTACTTTAGCAGTAGCTCCTGTTTTACCAAAAGCACCGGCTGCTCCACTTGCTAATGCTGTTACTGCAACGCCTGCTGCTGCACCTGCAGCTGCATAAGTAGTCCCTCTAATTACTGGGCTTGCAAGTTCATCCGCACTCAGATTAGCTGAATTAGGGTCTCTCTTTGTTTCAAACAATACTTTCTTTTCATTAAACTTAGATTTACCTCTAACGTTAATATTAAAAAGGACGTAATGTTGAAGATTATCTGCAGTCTGTAGATCAGAAGGATACTGTGTAACGTCTACTTTGAACTTATTTTTATCCAGTTTTGCACCGGATAGTGCAGAAGCCTCTTGCTTATATCTATCCAGATATTCTTTTTTTATATCTGCGGCCATTGTTTTTCCATAAATAGTTGGATTATATTATTATTATTTATCCCATTATGTACAAAGCAACTTACAAAGGCCGCTATAGGGTCACTAACCCTTCCAAGTATAGAG